TACGCTACAAAAGATAGATCTTGACAGATCGCGTAAGATTACATTACGTAAGCCACAAGAGTTTCTACCTATTATACAAGGTAATACTCAGAAACAAATTGATACTGCATACAGGCAGCTCACTACGAAATCACAACCACGAAAAGATGGTCGTATAAATAAAGATACAATAATAATGAGGGTATTTGATAAATGATAGATGATGAAACTTTTTTGAACAAACCAAATTTTACTAAAATGGTTGAAAACAAAGTACTAGATACAAAACAATCTTATATGGATGCTGTACTAGATCTTTGTGAGAAACTAGATATTGATCCGATTGATGTGAAAAAGTTCGTATCACCGGTCATACAAGGTAAGATTGAAGCGGAGGCAATGACGCTCAACCTTATCCCTAAACAAAATACATTGCAATTCGACTAAAATAACTGTTTACATTACAGTAATACTATGTTATAATAATTTTATACTACAGCACATACGAGGAAAATACATGAGCTTTCAAAATTTAAGAAAAAATAAAGATTTAATATCTAAACTAGTCAACGAAGCCGAGAAAGTCGGCGGTGGCGAAAAGAAAAACTACGGCGATGACCGTGTTTGGAAACCTACAGTCGATAAGGCTGGCAATGGTTATGCCGAATTCAGATTCTTACCTGCACCAGAAGGTGAAGACCTACCATGGGTACGGTATTGGGATCACGGATTCAAAGGCCCTACAGGTCAATGGTATATCGAGAAATCACTCACATCAATAGGTCAACCAGATCCGGTTGGCGAGCTTAATTCTAAACTATGGAATTCAGGTCACGATGAAGATAAAGAAACTGCACGTAAGCAGAAGAGACGCTTACACTATGTTTCGAATATTTACATTGTATCTGATCCAGGCAATCCAGATAACAATGGCAAAGTATTCTTATTCCAGTATGGTAAGAAAATCTTTGACAAGATCATGGACGTTATGCAGCCACAGTTTGCAGACGAAACTCCTATGAATCCATTTGATTTCTGGGAAGGCGGTAACTTCAAACTGAAGATACGTCAAGTCGAAGGCTATCGTAACTATGACAAGTCAGAGTTCTCTAGTCCGACTGTACTCAATGATGATGAAGCTAAGTTGGAAACCATCTATAATATGATGCATCCAATTGGTGAGTGGGCAGATCCTGCTAACTACAAATCATATGACGAGTTAAAGAGAAAGATGAATATGGTTCTTGCCATTACAGATTCTCCTACGATTGCACAGCAGTCACAACTCGGTGAAGAAACAGTTGCAGCTCCTATCAAAGAGATGCAAGCGCCAGTCACTGCAGCTGAAATGCCAGCTGAAGAAGACGATACGTTAAGTTACTTTGCAAAAATAGCGAATGGGTAAGAATATGAATGTATTAAGATATTTAGAAGACACAACTTCTCATGCGTCAATGAATGGAATGAATAAGGCAAATGGCTTAAGCCAGATGGCACGTACTTGTTATAAAACATTTGTGAATGGTGATTATACGCGTCCTATTTCAAGTGCGCGGATTTTAGATTCATGGAATAACTTTAAGGTAATAGCTGAAGCTAAAGATTTTAATCAGCTGTCACCTGAACAGTTTGATGAACTACCGTTGAATCCATTAAGACCAAACGGCAAGAATAAAATATTTCCAATTTCAATGCTGGAAGGTTGTTTTGCTTGGTGGGCGTATATTCAGAAAGAAAAATTTGGATGTACTGGCCATCATTTGCAGAAACATTCGCTGAAAAGGTTTATTGTACAAATCCAATACGGTTAATAATTAAAGGGAGCTTCGGCTCCCTTTTTATTATCTGTGAAAACTGCCACCTAGTGGAACCCAAGACATAGCCTGTGTTGCATTTAGATTCATTATTGCAAATTGGTCATATGTACTCATACCGCCACTGCTTTGTTCTCCAACACTTGCAATATTAGTAACAGTTGATGCATCAGTTGCAACTACTGTACTGCCTTGACCCGTTCTTTGACCAGTAATATCTACAGCGTTTTCAGCCACAATATATGCAGTTTGTAAATCAGTAAGTGACATTCCTTGATTAGAACGTAAATGTGCACCCGGTTGATTCATACCAAAGTTAAGAGATGAGAATGCACCAGCATTATTTTGACTAGCTAAAGCTTGTTTAACGCGGTTTATAGCCGCTTTATGCGCTTTATTTTCTGCTTGACGTTTAGTACCAAAAGCTTTTTGGGCTTCATTACCGCTAAATGGTAATTGCGGCCCATCAGCTGCTGCCATCAGAACATCTGTACGAGCATTTCTAATAGCTGACTGGGCATTTTCTTGTGCAGAAGCAGAATCAGTTCTTCCTCTTTTTTGCTCAGGAAACATATCAAACTGTACTCTTCTCACATGACTAGTACCGTGCATAATTGCAGCTCCTGAGTTTGTTAATGACTGACCATGTCTTGCTCGATATATTTTAATTGCTTTCAACATTTCTTTTTGCGCTGGAATTTCTAATGCAATGTTTATTATAGTGATGAGGATTTGCTCAGCTGCCATGTAGCCAAGTATTGCACCAAGAACTCCACCTACAATAGTTCCAACTGGCGGAACAACAAAGCTTCCGGCTATGGCACCAAAACCAGCGGTAAGTGATGCTATTGGAAGTGCTCCTAGAGCAGCTGCTATTCGTACTGCTTTTTGTTTTTTAGTAAGATTTGGATCTTCTAATATCATTCCAATGTGAACCATTACTAAAAACGGTACAGCTTTTCCTAAAATTTTTGTTAAAACTTTAAGACCTTTTAACGCTTTTTCATTTGTTACTTTATTTTGCTTTATTGATTCAACGGTGACTCCAACAACTGATTTACTCGTGCTATAAATTCTTTGCAGAGCAGTCATAGACCCTTTGCTTAGTCTTTGTGTCAGGCTTCCGGGGCCTGGAGCTAAGCCTAATCTAGCATTAGCCATCAATGCATTTACATTAAACGTAGGCCGACCAAATTTTCCATCTTTAAAAGATATAAATCTATTCGGATTAGGTTTCATATTTAAGTTTGAACCTTTGGTTTCGTAAATACTGCCGCGACCAGTTTCCATTTCACCGCCATATCGTGCATTTACATTTGCTGCCTTCAATCCAGATTTTGCTATTTCTAGTGGTGTTATTTTGGGGCTGCCAATAACGCCGCTTGGTACTTTAGGAACTCTGTTAAAACGATTTCGAAATCGTGTTTCTTCGTTTAAAGCTACATCTTGAGTCAAGCCAAGCTTTTTAATTTCACCCATTGTTTTTTCTAATGCTGATGCTTTTAATAGATTTTTTAATCTTATTGATGCGGCTTTTTGTGATTCATTAGCTATTTTTTGAGTAAGTTCACCGGTTTTAATATTTGTTTCTATTGTTTTGATTTTAATCTCAGTTAGTTTTCCTTCTTTGATTCTGAGCTCAGTGATCCTTTTTATATTCTTTTGTTCAGTTTTTAAGTTGGTTTCGGTAAGTTTAGCATTTTTTTCCGTTAAGGCCTTAATAGCACTTCTTAATTTTAATAATGCTAAACTAAAAAGGCCAGTTTTAACAATAGGAGCAACCGGAAGCTTAAATCCAGAGGAGTCATCGTCTGTTTTATCTTTATTTTTTTGTGTTGTAGTTAAAACTGCTGCCTTAAGCTGAGCTTTAGTAAGCTTTCTTTTTTCACGCCTATCTTCTAAGTCATCAAGGCGTCCCTGTTTTTGTAGTTTAAACCATTCGGCAAAGTTTTTACTCAGCTTTTCTAAGTCGTCATTACCTTCTTCTATCGAAGCATTAATATCTTTTAAACTAGCCATTCTGGGCCTCTTTCATTCGTTGTTCTTTTTCTTTTAACATATTAATAAGTAAAGCTACGTAAACTTCCCTTTCCCACGGCATCATATTTTCAAGATCAGATAACGAATAATTGTGATTTTCCATTAATGTAAAGTTAGTTTCAAAATGGTTCACAAGCGTGTCATGCGAAAGGGCTATAGAAAAAAATTGTTCATTCCTTCTATTTCAATAACGTTTGGATGTTTACAACTTTTACACTCAAAATTTACTTCTTGTTTTATAAACGGTATAGTTTCAGCAAACGATGATAATTTTTTAAACTGTTCAGCGCTTAAATTTCCTATGAATTCAATAACGTCTTCAACTGGTTCATCTGCAAAACGCATTATTTCATCATTTACTTGTAATTTATCAAGGCATAACATTACAGTTTGATATATTATTTCGTAATTTGATTCACTTTTTTGCAAAACTTTATCTTTTATTATATCATAATATGTTGGGTATTTTAACTCAAGAATCATATTTTCTTTTAATGTTATTTTATTATTTTTATCTTTAGGTATATTTGGTTTTGATTTTGCTAACTCTACTTTTACTGTATTTTCAGCTTCACATTCTAAGCATGCGTAAACTAAGTCTATTGATTCTCCAACAGACTTTGACCTTAGTTGCAAAAATAAATATTCCATATCAAAAGTAGTTAACTTATGAGGATTAATATTTTCAAAACACGTACAAATAATATCTAACATTGCGTCTGACATTTGAGTATCATCTGTTGATTCCGCGGCCATTAGAAGAATTTTTTCTTCTTTAACTAAGTACGGTCTGTATCTTGTTTTTTCTCCTGTTGATGGTATTGTTACATCATAATAAGGAGTATTATCTATTTTGGGTAGTGCCATTATTTCACTTTCATTTTATTAATATTATTTATTGAGGACCAACAACAGATGAATTTGAGTTTGTAAATACCAATTGAGGAGGTGCATTTGCTGGTCTTATTGCTCCGCCAATAAAGTTTCCGACCGCACCAACAAGGCCAGACTGGTTTAATCCAAACGGTTTGCCTTTTTGTTTTGACGATCTCCAGTTTTTATATGATAGCTGAACCGTTAAATTAACAGTTCCATCCATTGATCCATCAGATAATTGTATTGACGACATTGTAGTTGGGAATGCTTGAAGTAATTCACATGAATACACGGTATCTGATTGGCCTATAAATCCAAGATCTAGTTCGCCTTTAAGTGCATTAACTACACCACCTAATGGAGTAGCACCTATAAATTGATCTATTACTGCATTTGCCATCGGCGGAAGTTTTGGTAAGCCAAACGGTGTTTGATATGTTGGTGCACCAAATCCTCTTGCAAGCTGATGTATCTTTACATTAAATGAGTATTCATTTAAATATCCGACTTCAAGACTAGATTGATCAATACATAAATTTTGCCATGCTTCAAAGTATTCTCTAATTCCATAATCATTGAGACAGCGAAATGTAAGAGATACATCATCGTATGCTTGATTGTTCGCGACTTTCTGTGTAATCAAACCAATGTCTCGTTCTTGAGTCATGATTTGTCTACCAGGTAGATTAACATCTGAACATAATAAATTCAGCTCGCGGCTTCTTAAGCCTGCAATCGAAGGAAGTGCAACTGCAAATACATTTGGCCTTGCAACGCCTTTCTTTTGAGATACAAGAGCTTTAAGATCATCTATTGTTTGTACTGTACGTGCCATTAAATCATTCCCCTAGAATCTTTCCATACTGCGGTAACACTAGATTTTTGAAAATCTTGTGTAGGTAGAAATGTTGCAATTTCCCATTCAGGTGCAGG